TCAGTACCCATTGATTGCTTGTCTTGAAATCTTTCAGTGGGGATTCAGAGGATAAAACTTCCACTGGGGTAAAGAAAGGAACTATACCTGGCAAGAAATCCAGGGTTCATTGCATATAATTAAAACTGAAGAGATTATGTCTATGCGATCATTACCTTATGCACAATACCTCCTAAATAACTAAAAAGTAAAGTATAACTCATGAGTAGTTGGATAGAAGATAAAACAAAAACTTTTGAGTATAAAGGTGTAAAATATTACACAAGAACAGATCCTGATGGAGGAGATAAGGGACAAGTACAAGTATGGACTGTTAAAGACGGCCGACATTTGGGTACCTTTCCAAAAGACAAAACCAAACCATTTGAAAAGAATGTTAATATCTTTGATTTTGATCCTGTGACAGATAAAGACATAAAAGATATTAGAAATGATCCAAAATTCGCAGAAGCAACTAGAACATCATCAAAAAATACTGTAATAGCAGTTACAAAAAAAGCCTGTGAAGCCAGGGGAGGAGGTGCTGATTGCGGAAAAGAAGCAGAGGCAAAATCTGATGATATAGCACTTACTGCTAACGAAGTACGGGCAAAAGATCAAGCTAATAAAGAACAACAAGAACAACAAAAAGCTAATGCAGAAGCAAAAAGAAAAGAAGTAGAAAAAGATCTTAAAGAAGATGTAGGAAGAGAAGATTATATGAAAGAGGGAGAAAAGATGATGATCTATCCTGAGGGTAGGCATGACACTCAAGACTATATGTTATTTGAAGTATTAAAATATTTGCCCAGAGGATTAAAAAATAGTGATAACTCTGGTGGACCTTTAAAAAGCAGAGCCAACAAACCCAAGAAGGATAATGGCGTGAGAGATATTGTGGCAACAATATCTCTTCCAATTCCAGCAAATATTCAAGATGGTAATAATGTAGCTTGGCAAAAAGACGATATAGATGAAATATCAAAACATCTGGCAAGCTTTACTGGTGGTGCATTAAAAGGTAAGGCTGAAGTAGAGGATCTGAAAGCAACTGTGCAAAAAGCGGAAAGTGTAGATGCTGCGAGACTAGCAATACTAAACTCTATTACTGGCGTAAAAGCTATGCAAAGAGAAAAAGGTGCTGTATTTAATGAAAATACTGAGTTATTATTCAACGGTCCTGGATTGAGAAAGTTTAGTTTCAGTTTTAGACTTTCACCACGAAGTGCTTCCGAAGCAAAAATAGTCCAAAGAATTATAAGGACATTTAAAGAATCAATGAGTGCTAAAAAATCAAAGCAGTTTTTCTTTATTAAAGCTCCGAATACATACTGGATCTCTTATATGTCTGGTGAAACAGACCAACTCCATCCTTGGTTAAATAAATTTAAAGAATGTGCATTAACCAATATGACAGTGCAATATGCTCCGGATGGTACTTATGCAACCTTCTCTGATGGTGCTATGACTTCATATTTGATGCAATTAGATTTTAAAGAAATAGAACCAGTATTTAATACTGATTATGAAGAAAGTGAAGTGGACAGCATAGGATACTAAAATGGCAAAACCTTATTTCAGACAAGTTCCAGATTTTAATTATATTAGTCGTCTTCCAGATGCACAAATTGGAGATTATATTAGAGTAAAAAACTTCTTTAAAAGAGTAAAATTAAGAGATGATATCTTCCAAGATCTTGCATTCTTTACTAAATACAAAATCAAAGGTGATGATAGACCTGATAATGTTGCATATGAAATCTATGGTGACTCAACCTATGATTGGTTAGTGTTAATGTCAAATAATATTATAAACATTCAAACAGAATGGCCTTTAACACAATTGCAATATGATAGATTTTTAATTAATAAGTATGATACTTATGACAACCTTTATAGCGGTATTCATCATTATGAATCAATAGAATGCAAAAGTAGTAGAGGAGTAACTATGCTTCCTACCGGTACTACTGTTAAAAAGGGATACACATACACATATTGGGATGAATATGCACAAACTAGAGTAACAACTCCAGACCTTTCTACACCCATAACAAACTATGATTATGAAACCAAAATTGAAGACGAAAAAAGAAATATATACCTTCTCAAACCATTATATCTAGGAACTGCTTCTGATAATATAGAAAATATTATGGATTACAAAAAAGGTTCCAGTGATTATATCACTGAAACCCTTAAAAATGCAGATAATATTAAATTAACTAACTAATATCATTCATCAGCAAGTTTTTGGAAGTATGCAAGAGCATCTTCCTCATCAACTGATGAGGATGAACTAACTGCCTCAACAGCAGATTCCTTTGTGGAAGTAAAATTAGGAGTAAATGATCCGCGATCACTATCCTCATTAGAAACTTCCTCATCCAAACGTGGACGTGCAGAAGTCTTTTGTCCAAGAACATACTTCAGACGCTTCTCAAGATCCTCATAGGACTTGAATTGATCTGGTGCAGTTACAGCAGCAAGAGAATACTGCTTCTTCCACAATGCTTCTAGTGCATCGTCGTCATCAAGAAGTGGTGATGGTGCAGCAAACTCTGACTTATCATAGTTCCAGTATCCATCCTTCTTAACAATCTTCAACTTGAAGTTTGCACCTTGCCAGAAGTCAAAAGGATTGATTGCTTCCTCATCTTCAAACTCAGGTTGCATTACATCCATGATCTTATCAAAGATCTTCTTACCAAACTTGTAAAGGAATACACCACCCTCATTCTGAGGATTGGTAGGATCTTTTACGACATAAATGTTAGCATAGAAAGACAACTTACGTTTCTGCTTACGAACAACATCCTTATCGGATTCATTACCACTGTTCCATAGTTCACGATTATGCTCTGATACAGGATCCTTACCACCAGTTGTAGTAAGTGAGTTTTCAATATACCATCCACCAGGGCCTTGGAAGGCATGTGAGTAAAGTTTTACCCACGGTAGATCTTCTCCATCAGGAGCAGGTAGAAATCGAATTACGGCATATCCATTACCAACTTTGTCTACCTCTGGTTTCCAGAGACGCTCATCAGCACCTCCACCACTATTATTAACTTTCTCTACTTCCTTGACCAACTTAGCAGTCAATGAACCAAGAGATGATTGCTTTTTTAGATTAGCAAACGACATTAGATTACCTCGGATTTTTTGAGATTTGGCTTGTGTGTACTCTATTATTTTACAACGGAAAATCGTCCATGTCAATCATCTGACGCATCTGGTTTAAGAGTTGCGACATATTATTAAATATGATATTCATATCAACATTTGCAGGAAGACCCATGAGTAGTGCAGAATTTGCAATCTGCTCCTTCATATGTTTTGCCTGTGGATCATCAGAAAGACTTAAACGTGTATAAAGAATTTTTTGTTTCTCTAATAGACGTTCTAGGTCTGCAACATGTTCAATCTTTTTTTCCTTATCTAAAGATGGAAATGTAAATACCGTCGAATAAATATCCTCTTGGAGTTCTGCAATTTCTACAATCTCCGCACGAACAACTTCTGAATCAAAAAAAGACATTATTCACTTTCAGGAGTATTATCTTCTTCTGAAGAAACAACTTCATCTTGAGGTGGATTATTACTCTCCTCAATCTGCGTTAAAACATCAATAGCACCAAGAATCTTAAGATGCGTTGGAGTTAAATTATCAAGAGCAGATTTTAATTCAGAAATTTGTTTTTCAATTTGTTCACGTTGTTCTTGCAAATTTGCAAGAACACTTACATTTTCAAGAGTCATAATTATTATCTCCTAAATGATCATTATAGAATACAGTTATTATTTATTAGTGTTAACAAAATATCTCTTTTCGTAATACCTCTACACTTTTTCATGCAAAAAGGTAATGGGAGAAAAAAGCCTACGGGATAATTATCCGTCTTTTATGGAATTAAAAGTTGATTTTCCTACAGTTAAACTCTACAAACCTCTTTAAGTATCTTTTTATATTTGAGAGAATCTATATGTAAGAATGGTTTATACTTTTTAATTCTACGACTCATAGTTTCCCATACAGGATCTTTAAGTCTCTTATCATAGTTAACACCATACTCAAATATTATATCACATATTACCAAAGTTTCAAGTGATGTTTCTCCACCAAGATAACTTTTTAAAATATGAGAATGACCTTTAGAACAATTAAATACTTCATCTACTTTTTTATTTTCAAATAGTTGTTGAGTTTCTTCTTTAAAAATATACGAAAGTGATTGTATTCTCTTCTGCCAAGACTTATATCTATCTTCACCTTTCTGAATGATCTCACCAATCCACAATGACTCTGGATCATCACATGAAATAAAATTAGATACAAAAAACTCTTCTACTTCTTTATCAGTCTTCTGTCTTGAAAATTTCTCAAACCAAAATCTGTCCCGCCGTTTGTAAAAGGCTTTAACTGTTGCTCTCACCTTACCACGATACTTATGGTAATCATATTTTTCCTTGGTAAAGTGATTCTTCAGAGACAGATAAGTTCTATAGGCATCATAGGGCATCAAAAATCCGGTTCCTCTTCTTCTATTGGTTCTAGTTCAGTAATTTGTTCTGCATAAACTTCTGCATTACCTATTCTATACTTATGTCCTCTATCATCCTCTCCAATATATTCTAAATCAGGAAAACTATGCTCTCTTATTAATGCTTGAAGTCTCCAATGCATCAGTTCACTTTTAGTTGTCATCATTCATCAATTATCCGTACTTAAATTATCAATTTTTAGTAAATTAAATGCAAGAGTAATCCTTTCTTTATTAGCAGTCTGTGGTTCTACATGATGCCAAGTTGTTGAAGGAAACATCACCATCGTTCCATCTTTACCTTCATATCCAATATCATAATCATCAAATATAGTAGGATGATTATGATTCTTATAATACATCACTCCCGAAAGAAATCCTGAATGGTTATGTTTGGGATTATCGTCTCCTTTATATGCAAAGTTAGTCCATATATCATAAGCATCAAAATGACCTTGCCATCTCCTCAATACAAAATTACGATGAGATTTTTCTCCACCCCAATACTTTGCAGATAATCTCAATACCCATGGCAACCAAAAAGATTGATTAATTAGGTGAGGTGGAACAGAACATTGATAGGAATTATGTCTCTTACCATCCCCCAAATACTTATACCCTATATTCTCATGGGCTTTAAGTTCTGCTAATGGATGATTCTTAGTCTTGCTACTATAATTTACCCATTGTTTAATCTCACTCATTATAGATTTAGGTATCTTAGATACCATCACCGGGCAAGGACTTCCCGGTACAATCTTTTCCATTTTCAAAATATTATCCATTAATAATTATAATAATTTAATTTAGAAGTACTAAAAACAGATGTAACAGTTGGTGTATTTTCTATTCTACAAATACCAGGAAAATCTTTTACAAAAAATCTCTCTCGCAAATAATTATAAGCTTCTATATTCCAATTACCATTATCTAATATAATAGAACATGATTCTTTCTTATATTTAACAGCACAAACAGAAAAATCATATCTAGATATACCTTCATTGGGTTTATTATCAATAATAATATAATCTGCTTTAGCAAAATTGTCAATCAATTTTCTTTCACTTAAAAAAATTTTATTAAGAGTTGGATCATATGTATATAATTCAGTAACCTTTCTTTTGATTTTCTTCCTTAAATCATCAGCATAAAAACCATTACTCTCATAACTTATAACCTTTTTAAATTTCTTCTCCCAATATAATGTAGAATCTCCACTCCCAAGTTCTATTAATAGTTTATCTTGCAATTTTTGTTTAGAAAAATAATCAATAAAATCTTTGGTTAAATATGGAAGAATATTATCCACTATCTACCCTCTCTAGATTTATTTCTAATAGTAATATGATTATCTTCAATTGCCATCTCAAGAAAATCTCTATG